GTTTCCCAGTCACGATCGAGATAGATAAGGAGCTTGTTACTTTTCCTGAGATCATAAAGAGGTTCTTGCAGGAGCAAGTAGAGTTGCGCCGAGCTATCTGGGAGGATGTACAGCAAGATTATGTTGACTTCCTTGCGGATGAGAGTGTGTTAGACGAGGCCAAGGTCCCCTTACTAGACCGCGCTAATGTTAATGATGAAGTTCTGCAACAAGGTATCAACAGTACATTAGAAGTATTAGCTCAACAAGCAGCGATTGCTCCTAGTACTGTATCTGAAACAGAGGCTGCTGAAGAAAGTCGTTTCTCGGCTCTGGATAGCATCAAATCAGTTAATGAGTATAAACGTCGTATGCAATCTGTAGTCAATTCGGTTAGACAATCTAATGATTCTACGAAGGTGGGTGAGGTTGTGGATGTTGCCGAATTGCTTATGCCATTTGCTGAATGGATTCACTATGACAACTTACAAAGAGATTTAGTAGACGGCGATGCTAATTGGCGGTTAATGGGTACTCAAAAGAAAGCTATTTTTGATTCTCTCAAATCTATGCCTATTGAAAAACGAGAAGAACTCACACAATCTATTATAAATATTCTTAATGAGAATGAAAATGTACTTCTGCCCGATGGTAATGATCTTCTAATTCTTGATTCTTTAGAGAAAATGTTAATTAATAACGACTACTCGAATGGTGAAAAGTGGTTTGACAACATAGTATCCCTCTTAGATATTACAGGTGTCGGCGGCATACTTGTGGACAGTTTCCGGCTTGCTCGTAGAGGAGCTAAGGCGAAAGAGACTGCTAGGTCTTTAGCTAAGGAAGCTGAAAACTTTAAGGCCAGCGAAGTAGCTACAGATAGTCAACTAGCAGAAGAAGCAAGCACTTTTGTACCTGAAGTATCTCCGGCTGAAAAAGCTATGTCAGAAAAGCTAGAAAAGTTAGTTGAAGATTTTGTCCCGACAGCTGATCCTACTCCTGACGAGGTATTTAGGGAAGGGGTAGCTCATGCTACTCGTACAGAAGTTGATCCCACCAGTCCTTCTCAAGTAATTAAGGATGTTAATCCAGAAGAAGCTCGTAAGATTCATTCGATTGTCAACGACACTGAATTAGGGGATGAAGCAGCAGAGGCCCTTTATGGCACCAGCCGTACAGAAGCTCTAGCTAAAGACTTGCTTCCTGAGCCGGGGACAAATCCTAGCATCTCCCATAAAGTAGAGATGAGGAAACCTCGTAACGAGGAGCCAGAGGCTTTAAGAGACGCCAGACGTAGGGACGGTAATACTATTATCTCAGACTCCGAGATGCAGACAGTTAACAATCGTTTAGTGGCTGGTTTGGAAAATGTCGAGGGTATGTTCTTACACGGATCAAGTATGTCGGTGAGAACTAATCTTGATGGCACTCTCGGTATCTCAGCTATGTATAGTCCTACCGACAACGGTTTCTCGAACGCCTCTTTGGCGTTAGATAATGCTGAATATGCTTTCAGAAACTACGGCATACCCAGAGATAATTTTAAAGTGGTTGTCAAGCAAGGTGATGAATGGGTTGAGGTGTCTGAAAAAGATGCTAAAGCTGTACAATCCTTGAAAGACAGTGGAGTTAAGTTTGAAGATAGTCAGTATGGTATTAAACTGGATTACGATTATAAATTCAGGCCTGAAGATTTAACATCAGCAGACCTTCTTACTACTAGTGGTGGTATTGTAAATAGAATTGTGGGGTTAGTTGATAATAATCCTCTGTCTAACGCAGCAGCAAGATTAGGTCAAGGGTCTGTCTCGCAGAATATTTTTGACCCCAGTTCGATACTCCACCCCCAATTGGTGAACGCCGCTTCTGTGGCTGTAGATAGGTCGTATGGATTACAGAAACTTTATGTAGACTTGTTTGAAGATTTTTCTACGAAGTATGCCAAAATGCCAAAGGATCGTCGTACTCTTATGACGGACTACATTCATGAAGCTAATTTAGAAGGGTTGCAGCTTGATGTAACTAATCTCTATGCTAGGGGTTTCAGTTCTGATGAAATTGAAATGCTTAAGGAGTGGAGAAAAGCTAATGACGCTATGTGGTATGCCGCTAATGATGATATGGTTAAAACCTTAAGAGCTAAAGGCTTCAAAGCTTTTGTGCATAAAGACAGTGATACATATCTTATCGGCCAGCCTACTAACATGGGATCAATCCCCGGTCGTACCCGTATCTATGATGCTTCTGCGGATGTTAATATTAATATGACATCTGCCAGAGGTAAAGAGTGGTCTGAGATGGGTGCGCAAGTTATTAAACTTGATGAACCCGTCGAGATCAAAGGGGAATTCGTAGATCACGTAATCTCATATGAAACTCCTGAAAAAGGCTATCTCCGTAGTTTGCAGGACAATGAGATTGTTCTGAATTATAGAGACGGTTACTATCCTGTTATGTATGATGCTAACTACTTTATCGAACGTAAGATTAAAATGCCTGACGGTTCGGTTAAGAAAAAGGTTGTAGCGTCTGCTAAAGACAAAGGTGAGATTAAGAACTTCAAGGCTCAAATCCGAGAGACAGAACGTCTCAGTGAAGATGAGTATAATGAGATGTTCACCTTCCGTCGTGATCGTAGGTCTGCTCAAGAGAGGCAACATACTTTTGAACAAGGTAGTTGGTCTCTTGCGGCTAACAGTGGTTTGAGTGCCCAAAAAGTTAGGGGGCAAAGACTTCTGGATGCTGGGGTAGACCTCCATAAGAGGGGCTATGCCCATCTTAAAGACCCCCTTGAGGCTGTGGCTAACCAGATCAGACAAGTTTCTCAAAGAGTTTCTATGAGAGATTATGTAGAGAGCTATAGAAAACGATGGATGCTCAACTACGGTAAGTATATTGATCTTCCTATCAACTCTCGTACAGGTAAAATTGATTACCCTTCTTCGTTAGATCAGATTAAAGGTAAGGACGGTGCCCCTAAGAATATGGTGAGGGACGCTCGTACTCAGTTTAACTATCTCTATTCGTTAGAGAACGGGTTTATCAACGGCATGGACGAAGTTTTTAGGGGTGTGGTCCACCTCGCTGCCGAGGTTATGTCTAATGTTGGTATACGTAAAGCAGAGAGATTACTGCTTGACGTGGAGAACTTCAGCCCCGTTCAAGGTGCTAAGACAGCAGCATTTAAGTTGTACATTTCTTCAGCCCCTGCTAGACAAGCTCTTATTCAACGTGGTCAAATTCCTATGTTGAATGTTATTAATCCGAAATATGTTAACACCTCTATGGTTAAAGATTTGTGGATGATCAACCAAGTTAGAGCTGGTCTTAGTAAAAACCCTAGGTATGTAAAGCTTTTTGAAGAAGTGAAAGAGGCTGGTATTATGGAGGCTGTGGATCACCACAATCTTATTCGTACCGACCTTCTTAAACTTGCTGATGTATCGGCTACAGAGAAGCTTACTACAGCCGCTGGTAAGCCTCTTAAGGTTTTACAGAAGGTTGGGTTTGATTTAGCGGAACAAGATGTTCTCCTCTCTGCTTGGTTGGCTCATAGAGACCTTGCTATTAAAGCCGGTAAGAATGTAAAGAACCAAAGAGTAAAAGATGAAATCTTAGGTAAGACTAGGGCGTTTACCCTGAACATGAACCGTTCTGGTGAGATGGCTTATTCCCAAAATACTTTAGGTCTTATCTCTCAGTTCTTTTCGTTTAGACATAAAGCTCTGTTGCAACCTCTAACAAATAAATCTTTAACCCCTCTTAAGAAAGCCCAATTACTAGGTTTTACTACAGCCTTGTATGGAGTAGAGGCGACAGCTATTTACTACTTTGTGGATAGCCTATTTGATGGTGACGAACCTAATGAAGTTAAAGATGCCCTTAAAGATGGTTTTGTTGATGTCACCTTAAATGGTGTGTTATCAGCCTTATCAGGCGAAGATCAAAACATTGATTGGGGTGATCTAGCTCCGTCCGAAGCGTATGGCATGGGTAACGTGCTGTCCGCCATGTGGACTACCAATGTTGGCGAAATGATTGCTAATGCCCCTGCTGGTTCCCTGCTGTTCGGCAGAAACCCTAGACTACAGGATGCGTTTAAATCAGGTCTTCGGTTCTTCTACCCTCCTAACGACTATGACGACCCTATGTTAGAGACTAAGTTTTCTGATGTAGTATTAGCTTCAGCTAACCTGTTCTCTGGCTTCTCGGCTGCTTGGAAAGCTAACTATGCTTTTAATACAGGTAAGAAGATTTCTTCTAGTGGTAGGATTACAGATAGTGATATTACTACTATTGAAGCTATAGTTCAGGCTTTAGGTCTTAGAACTAAAGATGAAGAGGGTATTCGTCGGATGTATGAAGAGATGTATAAGAATGGTAATAGTTCTGGTGCATTTAAAGATGGAGATGTAGAAGAGTGGTATAGTATTTTAAAACGTCACTTAGCCCGCAGAGGTCAGCAAGTTTATGGACAAGAGTTTATGGGTAGGGTTTTAGCCGAAGCTTTCAGAGTGTTCGGGGAAGATCGTCCTAGGGTGAATGAAATTATGAAAAAACTCCTAGAGAAAGATGCTCGTGCAGGGGACTTTACAGTTCTTAATGGTCTTGTTCGTCAAATGGGTCTTAAGACAGACGAAGAAATGTGGGCTATTATTAATAAACTCCCTGACAATGAAACACGACAAAGAGCTACTGATGCTATGAGAATGAGAGAGGAAATTATGAATGACACCGTTCGGTAAAGACGAAACACAGTCTCCTGAACTTCGTTCGTTTGAGACGATCAAAAGTGGTGTAGAAAGTGGTCCCGGTTTTATCGCCGGGGCTGCTAGTGTGTTTGGTTTGGCTGGCGATCTTATTACTAAAAGACAAGAAGATAAGAAAGCTGGTGTATTAGCTGAATTCACTAAACAACAGCTCTTAGTTGCTGATGCCTATGCTCAAGGTAAGTTTAGGAATAACGCTACTCATGCTCGTACCCTGATGCGACAGAACTTAATGAATGCTATTGATGCTAACCCGGGGTTAGCTTCAGAATTCGTTAAAGCCCAAGGGAGTATCCTTGGTATCGCAGGTGGTGCTCAGATTATTACTGACACGACAATTGAAGAGCAAAGACGTAGAAGCAGAGAGAATGAATTGTTTGATGCAGGTCTTCTCCCTGAAAACTTCACAGAAGATCAGTATAGAGAAGCTGATAGACAAGCTCGGTATGCTCAAAGGGTGGAGCAAGAATATCAAGAAATGATTAAGACAATTGATCTTGAATTAAAGAAAGATGATCTTAGTCAGTCTAGACGAACTGAATTAGAGGCGCAGAGAAAAGATACTTCTCGTCAGTATGTCAGAGATATTGCTCCCTCTGAAGCCAATGCTATGCGTAGTCAGTTTGAGCAGATTTTAAACGGCAGTGGTACTGAGGCTGAGAAGGTTCAGGCCGTGGAAGACCTTTACATCTCTTGGCAAAGCAGTGTCGCAGCTACTGTTGGCTCGTTAGACAGCAACGAGGCCAGCGCCCTTCTCAAACCTTTCGAAGCTCTTCGTGATACGTATAAGAAGAGAGCAGCAGGGGAATATTCTGACGAAGAGACTAAAAGACGTGCTTCTCGAATTATGGAAGCTCAGAAACTCTTGCTTCTGTCTGATCCTAAACTAGCTAGAATTGCCGCTGGTCAAGACCTCTTTGACTTTGGTTCTTTTGATACTTATATTCAACAAGATGTGTTCAATAATGTTATGGGCTATGTTGTTGGTAACAGTGGTGAAGAGGATACAGAAACTAAGTCACCTTTCAGTAGTCAATTCTCTACTAAGAAAGGTTTAGAATCTTACTTCAATATGACAGTTGATGCTATATTGAACGGGGATGATAGTAGAAAAAAGAGTGGTTTACAGCACCTCAACAACCTGCTTGGTAGTTTTTCGTCTTTTGAAAGTCTTATTCAATCCGATCCTACTGCTGGCATCAAAATAGTGGAACTTATTTCGTCTCAGAAATTCCTTAAAGCTATCCGAGAAAACCCCGATGCTATTACTAATCTTGATGGTGCAAGACAAGTCATCGAGATGAATTATAATGATGAAGTCTGGGGTATGGTGGAAGAAGAGTTTAGACGTGCTAATGTGCGAGTACCTACTTCTAGCACTAGTGTTAGGGCAAGAGGTGTAAGTATAGAAGATACTTCTAGTCTTGTACAAGCTGTCCCTTCTGCCGCTGGGATGTCTTTTAAACCTGTTGAGGGACTTACGGACTTGCAACTTACAGAAGCTAAGAAAGAGGCTAAGCGCCTTAATTCTGAATTAGCTCCTATTATTAACTCTTCTGTTAAAGCCCTGTCTCACTTAGAAGGACACTCCGACTATAAGAAAACTTGGGAAACTATTTCTGAAGAAGTTCTTTCGGGCGGTACAGGTCAAGAAGAGGCAGCAGGTGGGGACGAAGGTGATGATCTTACTTTAGATGATTTTAAATTCCCCACAATTGAAACTACTTCCTTACCTTCAGATGTAGCCGAAGATAAAGAGTTCTTAGATGGTGTATCTTCTCTCGCAGAGAAATATGAGATTGACCCTTCTGTGTTAATGTCGGTTATGCACTTCGAAACAGGAGGTACATTTAGCCCCTCCCAGAAAAATGCAGCGGGTTCCAGTGGTACAGGTCTTATTCAGTTTATGGCCAAGACTGCTAAAGAGTTAGGTACTTCTACTTCTGAATTAGCTAAACTGTCTAGGGCAGATCAGTTAGTTTGGGTAGAGAGATACTTGGACCAATACGTCGATAAGATTAAGGGGGGTAACGCCTCTGATGTTTATATGGCAGTGTTGTTCCCTAAAGCTATTGACAAATCTGATGACTATGTATTGTTCCGAAGTGGGACTAAAGCTTACTCACAAAACATAGGTTTAGATGAAAACGGGGACGGCATCATCACTAAAGCAGAAGCAGCTAAGAAAGTTGTTTCATTGGTAGGAAAATATGAAGCTTAAGAACGACAAATTAATTAAAGAATGGGAACAGTTAAGATTAGTGGCCTATAAGCCAACCCCTAACGATAGGTGGACAATTGGCTGGGGTCACGCTGGCCCTAATGTAAGGCCGGGTGACACTATCAGCGTAGAACAGGCTCAGGTCCTATTTGACAGTGATGTCAAGTGGGCTGTAGACGCTGTTAATCGTTATGTGAAAGTTAGGCTTAACCAAAATCAATTCGATGCTTTAGTTTCCTTTACGTTTAATGTAGGAGAAGGAGCTTTCAAGAACTCTACTCTTCTTCGTAAACTTAACAAAGGGGACTATCAAGGGGCTGCCGAGCAGTTTCCTAGGTGGAATAAACAAAAAGGTAAGGTGTTAAAAGGTCTGACTAGACGTAGGGCACATGAGATGGAATTGTTTCTATCTGAGATGTCTTATGAAACAGAAGCTTCTGCTAAACCTTCTGAGGTCAATCCTCTTAAGCCCCTCTATAAATCGAAGGAAATGTTAGGCTCCCTAATTTTACTTCTGACGGGCGGTAGTGTCTCTATAGGGGGTGTACTAGGCGAAGTGCCTGAAAGCCTCTCAGGGGCGCTCCCATGGACTGTGGTGGCCGTTGGTGTACTATTCTTAGGAAATAGATTATGGTCTCGTATGAAAGCAGACAGATAATGGGATGCAGATATGGGTGAGGTATTTAGTTATCTTGTTTACGATCGTGACTGGGAAAC